GGGGGCCGCCTCGGCGGGCGGCTGCATGCTCACGTCGGAGGCCGTCGGGATGTCCTCGAGGAGGACGAGGCCCAGGGGCGTGTTCGCCATGAGCTTGTTGTAGGGGTTCGACTCGTCGTTGATCTCACCCAGGGGTGCGCGGCCCTCGTCGAGGCGGGCCTCGTTCACCGACTTCCAGGGCATGTTCGCGAGGGCCAGCTTGTTGATGTTGGCCTTCGACATCGACTCCTTGATGTTGAGTCGCGTGAACCGGAAGGCGAGGTTGTTCTTGGTCCCGCCGAAGGAGCGGTCCCAGACGATCTCGCGGGTGAAGTAGTCCTGGACGAGCGCGAGGAGGGGCCGCAGACCACGGTCCTCGGTGTTCTCCTGCTGCGTCTCCGCCGTGGCGCGGTTGATGTCGAACGTGAGGCCCAGGTCCTGGGGGCTGATGGCGTAAACCGCCGCGATCTTCCGAACCAGGTACTGGAGCCACTCCTGGTACTGCATCTCGCGGTTGGAGCCCCGGAAGGGGACGAACTTGGCCCCCTTCGTGCCGCCGATGAAGGCCATCGCGCCCTTGCCGGCCACCTCCGAGAGCCAATAGCTCTTGAAGCCCTCGATCTGCTCGGGGCGGGCCCCCTCGCCGAGGTCCAGGAGGCCGTCCGGGGCGGCGTTGGTGACCTGGCGGCTGTTGTAGGCGGAGCCGTTGACCTCGGAGTCGATGGTCAGCTTGAGGGTCTCCAGCGGCGACAGACCCATGACGGAGTACGTCCTGGGGTTCGCCATGACGTAGACCAGGTCCTCGTTGCGGAACGGGACCTCGTACTGAGGGGTCGGAACCCACCAGTAGCGGGTCTCGTCGGGATCGCCGTCCCAGAGGGAGTTGAGCTTGATCTTGCCGCCGTCCACTGCATGGAGGGCGAACACGTCACCGCCAAGGGTCCGCTCCTTCTCGATGCAGCCGGCGTCGAGGACGAGGATGTCCTCGAGGATCGGCTCGACCCAGGACCGGAACGACTCCACCGCCGCGTTGGGGCGGTTGAACATGTCCCGGAGCTCGGCCTGGAGGCCCTCATCGACCTTCTCGGACTGGTCGAAGGGCACGATGTCCCACTCAGCCGAGGAGACCTGGGCCTTGCGGATGTTCACCGCTGCCCGGACCCACTCACTGTGCTCGGCCCAGTTGCGGAACAGCGCAGCCGAGCTCTTCCCAACCCTGCCCCGCTCCTGGAACAGGAGCTGGCTGCTGCCGGGCGGGACGTTCTTCGGGCTCGTCTTGTACGAGCGGGTCAGGAGATCAAGGATCAGGCCCATCAGCGGAGCTCCCGGAAGTGCGCCGCGAGGATCTCGTCCCGCTTGGCGTTGAGGTGGTCGGCCTCCAGGCGTCGGTTGGCGATCTGGACGGCGTCCTCGTAGGTCATCCGGTGCGTCTCGAGACCAGCCATGATCGCGCCGAGATACTCGGGGACGAGGCGCTTGCCGTCTCGGAACTCGACCTCTCGGAGCTGTGGTGTCTCGAACACGTTCACCTCGTCTTGAGCGAGCCGTAGAAGAAGTTCTCGCCACCGAGGTCCATCGAGTACCCCAGGGAGTCCACGAAGTCGTCGTGGCCCTTGGGGAAGGACAGGAGCTCGGTCTCGAACGCGGATCCACGCAGGCTCGTGTGGTGGAAGACCTTGTGGGCCTCGTACTTCGCTGCTGCGGCACGGGCCCGCGTCACCTTGTCCACGTCCGCCTTCTTGCCCAGGATCGGGATCTTGGGGTAGGTCTCCATGACCTCCTGGACGAGGGTGGACTGGTACTGCTGGGACTCGACGATCACGAGCCCGATGTTCTGGTAGGCCAGCCAGCCGTCGCGGATGAAGTCGGCGTGGTGGCTCTCGCGACGGTCGCGGTAGGCGGAGAGGACGTAGAAGTTGCCCTTGAGCGAGCAGCCGGCGGGGCACACGTCCTCGGCGGTGGTGGCGCGGGCGGTGTAGTCGGCCCGCTCCCGGATCGAGGACGCGAGGTCCACACCCATGCGGAGGGTGTAGACGTGGCCCTCGGGGAGGACCGCGAAGTGGTCGAAGGGGCCGTGGAAGATGTTGCCGGCCAGGAGGCCCGAGATGTCGTTCTGGTAGGAGCACGAGAAGAGGGGCGAGCCCATCTCCTCCTTCTCCTTGAGGAGCCGCTCCACGGGCCAGTACTCGGGCCAGTAGGACACGAGCTGCCCCGCCTCGTCCGTCGTGAGGGCGGACACGATGTGGTGCCGCCAGCCGAAGCCGCCGTCGGCGGTCGGGTCCATGAACTTCTCGTAGAGGTCGCCCTCGCCCCATCGGGTGCCGATGGTGACGACCACGCCGTCAGGAGCCATGCAGGGCTTGAGCGTCTTCTTGAACCAGACCTCCACGGCCTCCTGCTGGTCGATGGTCTGGGTGTTCTCCTCGTCGAGGATGTCATCGAGGAGGAGGAGGTCGAACCGCTTGCTGATGATCGCGCCGCCGACCCCGACGGCGAACATCGTCACGTCCTTGCTGCCCAGCCACCTCGAGCCGGCGCAGAGCCACTCCTTGTCCGTCCACTTCTCGGAGCTGGGCCCCGAGTCTGGGAAGACGAGCTTGTGGGCCGGGTTGGCCTGGATCGTGTACTTGATCGCCCGGCTGAAGTCCTTGGCCTGGGTGTCGGTGTTGGACACCATGCCGATGCGGATGTCGGGGTACTTCCCGACCAGCCAGGAGCAGAGGATCGTGTTGTCCCAGGTGGTCTTCGCGCCGCCCCGGGGGAGGAGGTAGACCTCGTTGTCCCTGGCGTAGATCGCCTCGAGGGTCTCGGTGACCATGAGGCGGTGGTGGGCCGCCGGGATGTAGCCGAAGACGAGCTCGCCGTAGGCGAAGACAGCGTCGGGTCCGTCAGTTCTCGCGAGCTCGATCAATGCGTGGGAACGGAGAGCTAGCTGCTCCTCCGGTGTCAACGATGCCGCGAGTAGCTTCGACAATGCCTCGGAGGAGATCGGGGGAGACTCCTCCTGAGGAAAGGCTGATGCCAAGGTTCCGCTCCTCGGTGATGCTCGACGGCCTGCCGAAGAGGACGTTGAGACGGTCGATCAACATCGCCACGTCCGTGGGCTTGATGACCACGAGGGGCTCCTCGACCCACTCGTTGTTCTTCAGCCGCCAGGTCGTGGCCTTCATGTCGGAGCGCATCTTGGTGATGGCCTCGTCGATGGCCTCGATGGCGTTGTCCCGGACGCGGGCCTCCTGGGCACGCCGCATACCCTCGGCGTCGGCCATGTAGACGACGGCCTTCTCGGCGGCGCCCTGGCGGTACTCCTCGCGCTTCCGGGCCCATTCCCGGCGCTTCGACTGGGCGGTGATCAGGGAGTGGTTGGCGATGCCGTGCATCCGGGCGAGCTCGCGCAGGCCCATGTCCCCGGTGACGTATTCGCGCTCGAGGGCGTCGTAGTCGTGGCGCTTGTTCACCGGATCTCCCTGCGGACCCCGATCCTGACCTCTGGCCGGTCCGCCACCCAGATCTCCGTCAGGACGATGCGGGGGTGGCGCATCAGGAGGCGCTCCTGGACCCAGGTGGCGATGCTGCCCAGCTCCTGGGATCCGCCGACGAGCATGTCGTCGAGGCTGTGGAGGTGGAGCTCGAGCACCACCTGGAGGAGGTCCTCGTCGAGGCCCTTGCGGGTCAGCTCATCGGTCCCGAGCTCGGTGACGGCGACCCAGAAGGTGTGGCCGTGGATGTAGGGGCTCTCCGCCTCGTCTCGATGGGTCGAGGCGAATGAAACCGTCGCCGTGACGTGCCGCACGGGTTCCTCCAGGCAAGAAAAGAGGACGGGCCAGCCCAGCAAGGCCGACCCGTCCATTCGGGTTCTGATCACGTCTGCGACAGCTTGGAGGTCAACCAAGAGAAGCCGGAGCCGCGATCCATTGATCCCGGTCTTCAGTTATACCCGAAAGCCTACATCGCCGGCTAGAGGCCGGCTAGCCCTCCTGGGCACCCTCCTGGGCATTCACGTCTGCCCAGCGGTCAGTTTCTGGGTCGTATCGCCAGCCCACGTTGAGCTGGGAGCCGTGGACGACGGTCAGGGAGCCGTCCTCGGTGACGCAGACGCCGTAGGGCACGAGGCCGTCCATGGTGATCCCGACCAGGAGGCCCTCGTTCCCGCCCGCAGCGGAGGGGATCCCGAAGCGGACCCTGGGCGGCTCGTCGAACAGCGCGATGCTCACATCGTCCCCTTGATGGTGAAGGTCTTGGGGCCCACCTGGTAGGTCTTCCTGCCCGAGGCTGCCCAACTGGTCACGTCCGTGAAGTCCCGCTCGAGCTCGAGGGTGACGTGGGACGCCTGGATGCCGATGGTGGTCCCGTCGGGCATCTGGAGCGTGATCACCGTCTTGGGAGGGGCCTCGTAGGTGGCCCTGGGGGCCTTCCCGAGACGGAGGGCGTCCTGGAGCTCGCGGAGCTCCCGCTTCTTCACCGGACGCCGAAGCAGCGGGCGCACATGGCGGGTCCCTTGAACAGGTCCCCCAGGCCGACGTAGAAGCAGATCCGGCGCTTGCCGCAGGCGGAGCACTTCTGGCGCGGTGTGCGGTGGAACCTGACGGTGAACGAGACCGCCGACCCGCTGCCGTCTACCGAGAAGGTGGTGTCCACGGGTGACTCGAACATGGTCACCTGGTCAGGATGTCGCGGCACCGGGGCCCGGAGGGGGCTGACGGGTTCTGTCGGCGGCGTGATGCCGAAGACGATGTCGGTCATGGGCTACTCCAAGTCCCGCAGGATCGCGGGCGTGCTGGGGCCGGCGTAGAGGCCCACGGTGTTGAACTCGAGGTACTCCATGGCGTCGGTGTCGTCCATGTCCTCGGAGAGGATCTCGACCATCTTCTTGTAGCTGTAGACCGCGAAGTAGCGGTGGCCGTCCATCTCGAACCGCTCCGCGATCCCCACGAAGGCGGCCTCCATCCCGTCGAACAGGATGACCTCCGCCGCCTCCTCCTCGCCGATGCGCTCGTTGATCTGCTCGACGATCTCGTCGCGGGTCATAGCGCGGCGTTCTCCCCGTCGCGGACGAGGGCCAGGGCGAACTTCACCGCGTGGCCCCAGGTGTTGCCGGAGTGCCCCCGGTCGATCCACGGGAACAGCGACTCCAGGAGCTGGTAGTTGTAGTTGTTGGGGGCCCCGTTGATCTCGTCGATGGCGATCAGGCGGTTCTCGGGGGTGTCCTCCCAGTCCGTCACGCCCACGCCCTTGGGCTGGTCCCAGGAGCGGAGCGAGATGTCCTTGGGGAGCTTGATGCCGTTGGCCTTGAGCAGGACGCCCGTGGCGGGGTCCATCGCGGCCCGGTAGAGCCTGCCGGCCTCGGCGCAGGCCGCCATCTCGTAGGCCTCCTCCTTCCAACGGAAGTCGGGGTCAGCGGCACGGAAGCGGTCGATCCGGCGCTTCAGGGGGCCGGGGAGGGTCTCGTAGAGCTCGTCGAGCTTCGCGACGTTGTCCACGAACTCCTGGCGCTGCCTCTTCTGGTGCTCCCCGATCCAGTAGGCGTGCTCGACCTCGACCTCGCGCTTGGTCTTGTAGTAGACCGGCGTGATCGCGGCGTCGGCCAGCAGGGACACGCCGTGGTTCTGGGATCCGTTGCTCCAGACACGGATCGTCATCCCCACAGCCGGCCTGGGCTGGATCGGCCAGGGCATGCTGGTCGTCCAGCCTCCGTAGCCGATCTTGCGGTCGGGCCGGAGGGGGCTGCCCACGGTGACCAGGGCCCTCTCGCCGTCGTCGCCCTCGACCTCCCTGATCTTGTAGTCGTTCCAGCTCTCGTCGGCATCCCGCTCTGCGGCGCGTTCCTTGGGGTCCGCGAGGATGATCGGATCGTTCACGCCGGCACCCAGGAGATCTCGGCTACGCGGCGCTTGAGCCAGGCCATGTCGGTCTCGGTGGTCGCGCCGATCTTCGTGACATCCACCGTCCTCGGGGCTGCCTCGGCCCAGACCTCGGGCGGGACCTTGTAGGCCGGCTCGTAGCGGAAGG